GCTTTTTGAAGGCTTGTTCCGAGCTTACAGGAGACAAATCAATATGCGTTACTGGCGAGGTATCGCATGAAGATAGAGAAACACTCGTAGAAGAAATACTCTACGGGGATGCTAATGTTCTGTACGGGACACAGGCTATCTTCTCAGAGGGCATATCAGTAGACACACTTAGCTGTCTTATACTGGCAACGCCCGTAAATAATGAACCACTACTGACACAGCTTTGTGGACGAGTGATTCGGAAAAAGGAAGGGAAAATAGACCCTGTTATTATAGATATACACCTGAAAGGAAATACGGCTCGAAAACAAGCCTCCAATCGTGTTGGGTTCTATATGAAGCAGGGTTGGAATATGAAGTACCTTTAAAAAAATAATTCTTGACAAAATGGTAAAAAGGAAGTATAATAGTGCTCTTATTTGATTGGAAGAAGGTTTATGATACGGCGCAAGGAAATATTGCTACTTGTAACATGATAATGGATATGCTCGTAAAGAGTCAGGTTCCACGTAACAAGTATGACCCTATCTATAAATATTCTTATAAAGACTTCACAGGCGATAGTTTTCTTCTTCATGGAGAAATGCTTCTTTACAATTCTTATAAGTACACACAAAAAGAACTTTGCATATACTACGCACTGGCTTCTCTTAGAAGTACAGCGGAGTATTTTGCAACACACAAAACCACACTAGATTCACTGCATTGTCCAGTGCCTCTAGAACAAATTAACGACAACAGGCTACTCATAGTATTACCGGACGAAATAACGTTCATCTATGAAGAAGTCCAACTGGAGACTATACACTAATGGCATTATCATTCAATAAGCAAACGGGCGGAGCCCAAAAATCCTCAATCTCAACTTTTCAGTATAAAGATGGCGACAACAAGATGCGCGTAGTTGGCGACATTCTTGCACGCTATGTTTACTGGATTAATGGCGAGAACGGTAAAAACATTCCAATGGAGTGTCTATCTTTTGATAGAAACTCCGAGCGATTCAACAATGTCGAAAAAGACTGGGTTCGCGAGTACTATCCCGACCTAAAGTGTGGCTGGAGCTACGCTACTCAGTGCATCGACAACGGTGAAGTTAAAGTAGTAAACCTCAAGAAGAAGCTGTGGGAGCAAATCATTACTGCTGCAGAAGATCTAGGCGACCCTACTGACCCTGACACTGGCTGGGACATTTGTTTCAAGCGAGTTAAGACTGGCCCTCTTCCTTACAACGTAGAGTATCAGTTGCAAGCACTAAAGTGCAAGCCTCGTGCTCTTACAGACGAAGAGCGTGAAGCTATTGCTGATCTAAAGTCTATGGATGACGTAATGACCCGTCCTACTCCTGACGCACAGAAAGAGTTGCTTGATCGAGTTCGTAACCACGGTGACGAGACTGATGATGAAGCTCTTGACGCGGAGTTCAATGTAGGATGATTCTTTTTACGGCAGACTGGCACATCAAGCTGGGGCAGAAGAATGTCCCAGTAAAGTGGGCTACAAACCGTTATCAAATGTTCTTTGACCAGATCTATGAACTAGAAAAAGAATGTAATATGCACATAATCGGGGGCGATCTCTTTGATCGTCTTCCGAATATGGAAGAGTTGGAACTTTACTTTTCGTTTATTCGAGGAGTAAAGATTCCAACAATTATTTATGATGGAAACCATGAAGCTACTAAGAAGAATAAGACTTTCTTTACTCAGCTAAAGCAAGTAAGTAGAGATATTAATCCTCTTATTCATATTGTAGATGTGTCTTATGTAGACAATGACTTAGGTTTCAGTATCCTGCCTTACGCAGATTTGCATAAGAAAGGTGCGATAGATCATTTTGATACGAGCTGGCCTTTATTCACTCACGTTAGAGGAGAAATACCGCCACACGTTAAACCCGAAGTCGAATTAGACCTGTTTGAAGACTTCCCTGTTGTATTTGCAGGCGACCTACACGCCCATAGCAACTGTCAACGCAATATTGTATATCCTGGTAGTCCTATGACTACTTCCTTTCATAGAAGTAAAGTAAAAACAGGTTACTTGCTCATTAACGAACAGGACTGGAGTTGGATGTGGGAAGAGTTTAGATTACCACAGCTAATTCGTAAAACAGTTACAAGTAGTGAAGATATGACTCCTACTGATTTTGATCACACGATCTATGAAGTAGAAGGAGATATGCAAGATCTAGCCGGAGTAAAGAACTCAGAATTGCTAGATAAAAAAGTAGTAAAACGTAAGTCAGAGGCATCTCTTATCATGGATAAAGATATGTCCGTGCAAGAAGAGCTAGTAGAGTATCTAACGTACATACTAGAAATTAACCCTGATAAAATACCAGACATCATAGGAACATACAATGATTACACTACAAACATTGAGATGGGATAACTGCTTTAGTTATGGTTCTGGTAATGAGTTACAATTAGACGACAATACTGTTACACAAATCCTTGGTACTAACGGGATGGGGAAGTCCTCCATCCCGTTAATCATTGAGGAAGCACTGTATAACAAGAACTCTAAGGGTATCAAAAAAGCAGACATTCCTAATCGTTATGTGAATGATGGTTATAACATCTCTCTGTCTTTTACGAAAGATGAAGATAGTTATCAGATCACCGTTAATCGCAAAACAAATATCAAAGTCAAGTTAGAAAAGAATGGTACAGATATCTCTAGCCACACAGCTACGAATACGTACAAGACTCTACAAGAGATTCTCGGAGTTGACTTTAAAACCTTTTCGCAGTTAGTATATCAAAATACTAATGCGAGTTTGCAGTTTTTAACTGCTACAGATGCAAACCGTAAGAAGTTTCTTATTGATCTTCTACACTTAGAAAAATACGTTGAGTTATTCGAAGTATTTAAGTCTGCATCTCGGGAAGTATCGAATACGTCATCTACGATAGCAGGGAAACTTGCAACAGTAGAAAAATGGTTAGAAACAAATAAGTTGACCGATACATCCATACTACCCATGTTAGATTTAGAAATTGATACATCCAAAGACGAAGAGGCTTTACGTTATTGGATGACAGAGAAGGAAAATATCTCTGAAAAAAATAAAAAAATTCGAGAGAATAATCAATATAAAACAATGCTCGACAAGATAGACATCAATGCTATCTCTTCTAGTACAGTTTCTTGGAAGTCTTACGATGATTTACAAGAAGAGTTAGGGTCTTTGCAAGCAGTCGCTACGGGTGCTCAACGGACTCTGGACAGACTAGAGAGAATTTCTGATGAGTGCCCTACTTGTAAGCAACCTATTGATGTTTCTTCTGAAAAAGCAATGATTGGGGTGGAACGTGAAAAGCGTGATGAAGCTCATGCAAAAGCTCTGACGATTCGCCCTCAGATTCAAGAGATTAAAGCAAATAATGCAATCTTTGAACAGAATGAAAAAGACCGAAAGAATTGGGAAGATTTATACCGCTCGTACGACAAGTCTCTGCCAACTAACATATTGGAAGAGTCTGAAGTGGATTCAAAAATTGCGGAGCTAAAGAGTACATTATCTGAAGCCAGAACCCAATTGGCAGAAAATGCAGCAGAGAACGAAAGACGAACAAGACTCAACACTCGTATTCAAGTAATACAAGAGCAGACAGCAGAGTTCGTTGAACAGCAAGAAGAATATGAAGGTAAGTTAGTAGGAAACCAAAAACTTGAAACAGAACTCGACATTCTGAAAAAGTCTTTTAGTACAAATGGTTTACTTGCATATAAAATAGAAAATCTAGTTGGAGAACTCGAAGAATTAGCAAATGAGTACTTGGCTGAACTCTCTGACGGTCGGTTTACACTAGAGTTTGTCGTATCAAACGATAAATTAAATGTACAAATTACTGATAACGGTAATGTAGTAGATATTCTAGCACTTTCATCTGGCGAGTTGGCTAGAGTAAATACTGCTACTTTGATAGCTATTCGTAGATTGATGAGTAGTATATCAAAGTCTAAAATCAATGTGTTGTTCTTAGATGAAGTTATTAGTGTTCTTGATGATGCCGGAAAAGAACGTATAGTAGAAGTTCTACTGCGAGAAGATATGAATACTTATCTAGTTTCTCATGGTTGGTCACACCCACTCTTAGAGAAGATCGAAGTAGTCAAGGATGGAAACACTAGCGTATTGGAGTAACAATGAGCGCAGGCAGAAGAAGAATGTGGTGGGCACAACAAAATCACTGGGATAAAGAAGTAGAACCCAAGAAAGAAGAGGACGAAGATGGTAGATTCGAGAGCGAAGGGAGCGAGAGGCGAGTACCTGGTGAGGGACATGCTGAGGGAAGCGACCGGACTGAAATTTGAGAGAGTGCCTGCCTCTGGCGCTCTTGAGTACCTGAAAGGGGACTTATATGTCCCCAATCAGAGAAATCATTATTGTATAGAGGTAAAAAATTACAAAGATTCACCGCTGACTGATAAGATATTCACACAACCGAAAACAAATAACATTATCAGATGGTGGAAGAAGATTGTAATACAAGCAGCAGGTGGCGATCAAAAGCCCTTGTTATTCTTTAAATATGACCGATCTAAAGTATTTGTAGTAACAGAGAACAAACCAGAGAACACTATAGAGTATTTGTATATTCGTTTTCTAAACTGTTATGTACTACTCGCAGAAGATTGGTTGGAATCAGAAAAGACGGAGTTTATAGGTGGCTTTTAATTTTAACGAACGTAACCAAGATGGTGTACTAGTAGTAGATGCACTAAACTTAGCTTTTCGGTGGAAACATCAAGGCAGAACAGATTTTCGTGAGCAGTATGTAGAAACAGTAAAATCTCTAGCAACATCCTACAACTGTGGTAAAGTTATTATCACAGCAGATTGGGGGTCATCGAGTTATCGAAAAGAGATATTACCAGAGTACAAACAGAATCGAAAAGACAAGTATGCCGAACAAACTGAAGCAGAGAAGCAAGCATTTATTGACTTTTTTGAAGAGTACGAAGAAACATTAGAATTACTATCAGAGAGCTTTGAAGTTCTTCGCTACAAAGGTGTAGAGGCAGATGATCTTGCTGCCCACCTCGTAAAGCGTAGAAAAGACTACGGATTAGAAAATATCTGGTTAGTATCTAGTGACCGAGACTGGGACTTATTGATTCAGGACGGTGTAAGTAGATTTTCTTACGTTACTCGAAAAGAGGTAACAGTAGATAACTGGCATGAACACTATGAAGTTAAACCTGAGGAGTATATCTCTTTTAAGTGTCTAACAGGCGATAAAGGTGATAATGTTCCAGGTATTAACGGCATAGGGCCGAAAAGAGCACAACAGCTTATAGAACAGTATGGCGATGCCATGTCAATTTATGATTGTATACCTATTGATGGAAAATACAAGTACATACAAGAATTGAATGAAAACGCAGAAGTACTTTTAAAGAACTACGAGTTGATGGATTTAGTAACATATTGCGATGACGCAATAGGCAAGGACAATGTGTCCAATATTGAGGAGAGAATGGTATAATGGATCAGTATCAAAGTTTTATTCATAAGAGTAGATACGCCCGTTGGCTAGACGAAGAAGGACGTCGTGAGACCTGGAAAGAAACATGCAGTCGTTATGTTAATTTCTTTAAGGAAAGAGAGCAGTTAGATGATGAAAACGGACAAGAGATCTGGGATGCCATTCATGCGCTAGAAGTTATGCCTTCTATGCGTTGTATGATGACAGCAGGCGAAGCCTTGAAACGTGATAACGTAGCAGGTTTTAACTGTAGTTACTTACATATTGATCACCCACGAGCTTTTGACGAGCTAATGTATGTATTGATGTGTGGAACAGGTGTAGGTTTTAGTGTAGAGCGTAACTTCATCAATAAGCTACCAGAAGTAGCAGAAACATTCCACAAAACAAGCTCTACAATCGTAGTAAGTGATAGTAAGCTAGGATGGGCAAGTGCTTTCCGAGAGTTGATTGC